CTTCCTTGTACTTAGTGTCATACAACACAAGCATGTCTTGTTCACCCTTCATGTAGGTATACGCCTCAACCAGCGATCCATACAAAAGGACTGTGTCAAAGTTGTCCCCTAGCCAAGTCTGACCAGAAGAAGCAACAGTGATTGACACTGGGTAGTAGTAGTAATGCAGTTCTACAGAATAAGACGCATCAGGTGTTGGACCCACAATAAACGACAACTCGTTTGTGATTGTGCTGGTGTTAACGGTTGGGCCAAATAGTGCGTAGTATTTTGGAATACCTGTATCAGTCGTTGGATTTGGGTACGCCTGACGGATGAAGTTCACATCCTTGTTTAGCAAGTACTCGTAGTTGCCACTGGCGTCAATCACAGCCAAAGAGTAAGTGGACAGGAAATCATCAGGGCAAGACAAATACTTATTAGCGGCAGTCACGCTACCCGTCACGTTCTTACGCAACGACGGAAACTGAACAGAGTTGTATATACGCTGTTCAGCTTGGGTAATAAAGCGATTCAATTGAGTCGTTGAAGACACAACTGTGCTATCCGCCAACGTGGTAGACGGAAACGTATTTTCTGTATACGTCTGAATCGCTGCTATTAACTCCGCGTAGGTCATGCCATCGGTCCGCGTGACATCACGCCTTTAGTTGCTGCGCCAGTACCGCGCATCTTGATGCCGGTAGTCTTGATGTTAGTGTTTGCTGGGTTGCCAGCGCTTACACGGCGAGCGGGCATACCACCGGGGGTAGACTCTTGAGCAGACATGTTGTTAGGGTCTGTCTTGTAGCCAATGTCTGAACCGGATGCCTTGCCAGACATGGTGTGTGGTTTAGCATAGACGCTGGCTGGACCAACTTCTTTGCCACCTTGTTTCATACTAAATTTAGCCATATTAACGACCTCTTTGATTGTTTGCACGTGCCATGTTGCGACCTACAGCTTTCATGGACTCGCCAGATACACCTGCTACGCCACCCTTGCCGTATTTGGTTGGCTTCATGCCTTGATGCATTTTTTTCTCATGCTTATTGATCATTGAACCAATCAATTTCTTATCCTGCTTTAAGTCTTCTTTATCCATTTTTAGCTCCTAAGTTACGCTAACCGTTACTGTACCCAATTGCACCGATAAGGCCAAGTTATTTGGCGTTAAAGATGCATCAAAACTCTCCGATCCACCAACAGGATTCCAGCCCCATTGGAAGATTCTGCTGCCGCCTTCGTTTGTTCCAGTGCCACTTTGTGTTGTGCCACCGTTAACATTCGTCTGCAAACCACTTGTCCCTGACACCACGTAACTGCGATCTGGTCGCGGATTACGCAAAGCCTGAGGATCATCCACAGGGAACATGCCCAACTGCAACTGAGGATGGTCTGGGTCCCAACACTGAGGACACACCAACAAGTCGTATTTTTTTAACTTGATGATCTCCGTCTTCAGTATCGTCAACTTAAACCGAAACCCACAGCGGTCACATTCAGCAATCGCATTCTTGCCAGAAGCAAACCGATTACCCATTAGATAACCCTACCCTTTGTCCTTCCGCGCTGGGCAATCCCGTCTGCGCGTGTAGATGCCGTCACTTTTCCACCCTGTTTAAACGGCAACCGATAGGTTACGTTACCCATCTTGTTGTCGCCACTTTTACTAAAAGAAGCACCTAAACGACCTTTACCAAGTTCCGTGTCAAAGCCAATGTTATGTCCTTTGCCAACCTTTTCTCCGTGGCTAACAACTTCGTTTACACCGCCAAACAGTCTTCCTTTGCCAACCGGTATATCTCCAGACAACTCCCTAACATGCGTGTGCGGGTCTGTGTTAGAACGGGAAACACCGGCAGAAACTGAACCTTCTCCAAGTTGTTTTCTGTATGAAGCTCTAGTTTGGTACGGGGAATAGTTTTCCTTTTTAGTCCCTTTTGTATCCTCGTCTTCCATTTTCCCAAGCATTGTCTCTAGAGCAAACCCATCTTTTTCAGCGCGAAGTCCAGCCGAGCTTCCCTCTTTTGTCCCTTCTCTCATTTTCCCTGTAAAAGGGCGGACTAAAGATTCTTCGTCACCTGAATATTTTTTAACCTTAGCCACACCTACCTCCCAATGTAGGTTTGTCTAGGCACTAACCGTAATGCTGCCTTCTCATGATCTTCATATGCGGCTAGTTCCCATGCCTCGTCATACTGCTGCTTTAGAACGGGAAGGCGCTCCATTCCGGTTGGCACTTTGCCAGCAATGTAATAAGACAATCCCGCCGCCATACACGGTATAAAACGGAAAGGAACGTCCATAATGTTTACGCCACCGCCTGCATCCTGCGTTCTACGCAGACGCCAGTAATACAACGTATATTGCTGTGCGTTATCAGGTGTAGGCCAAACCGTCACGGCTGGCACTTGCTGCCAATACACGGTTGCTGCGGCAGTGTGCGCAGCGGCTATGGTGTTTTGCTGACCACGGAAGCAGTTGTATAGCGTTCCTGATACAGCGTTTGTGTTTTGGGTGATGTACCCGTAATTGATAATCTCGTTATCAATCTTAATGAATCCTGCTGCGGGTAAACCCGTAACATCGTTTACCACAATGGTTGTGGATGTACTTGTGATTGTGGTTGTTAACGTACAAGCGACTGGAGTAGTCTGCCCGTTATAACGCTGAATCCAAATCTGGATGGGTCTAGCCTGTTGAATCTTGTTAGGAATGGTTGCGTAGGTACTAACACTGATCCGTGTGATTGTCAGGTCTGCCTGCGTTGAAGCCTCATTACCGCCAGTGCGTATGACATGCTCCAGCAGGTCAATGGTGTCGTTAGGCAGTGGGTAGGTGTTTTGGCCTTGGACTAGGTTGATACTTCCCTGTTCAATTGTCCACAGGTTAATCCCACGGTTTGCCCAGTCAGCAAACATGATGTTTAAACTGCGTCTGGCGGTGCGCATGTCATAGCCAGTGCGCAGTTCACTACCGGCGCGTTCAAACGCTTCCTCAACCAACTCAGTTAGGTCAAGGTTAAACGCTGTTAAACCGGAAGTATTAGCCATTATCTAAATCCCGCTGTTTTCTTTGCTATGCCTTTGGGTTGCGCTACAAACTGCTTACCTGCCGCTTTGCCTGCACGTTTTGCGCGGGTAGTTGCCGCATACTCCGCTGACGACAAAGACTTGATTGCCGCTTCTGGCAAGTAACGCTCACCCGTCTTTGACGATGGCTTTCCCGACTTAGTGCGCCATTTCTGGTCGCCCCAGTTTTTAAGGGATTGCTGTGGCGCTTTCAATCTCTGTAGCCTCCGCCTGCGGCCTTGTACTTCTTGGCTACAAGTTGGGCTTTGCGTGCTGACCATTGTCCTGCACCTGTGCCCTGAGTTGCTGCGGCTTTTACCTGAGACACAATCCGCTTACGCAGACTAGGCTTTGTGTAATTGCCAGCAGCATTAACTTTTCCACCTTCGGCGTACTGAGTGAAGTCGGTATTATCCCTACGGGCTTTTTTAGTTCCCTTTGGCATCTTGGAGGGATTGATATCCCCCATACCGCGACTTGACATCATTTAGCACATCTTTCCACGGGTTTTACCCTTTTGGGCAATACCATCACCACGGCTAGATGCAGATGAAGTCATTCCACCCTTAGCCATTTTGATAACTTTTCCGCCACCTTTTAGGTTGCCACGCTCCATTGCAGCCTGTCTGTCGCCAGCCTTCTTCTTGTCAAGATATTCTCTTGCCATACGGTCTTGGAAAGATGGGCTTTCATCAGTAGATGAGCGGTTCTTCTTACCAAAATCGCTACGAAGGTTTTGCATTCTTTCGGCTTCTCTGCCGATACCATTATCAAATCCGCCCTTTTTGGACATAGATGATCCGATACCCTCAAAGCCTGCTGTGTCCATAGCGCCGCTTCTGACCGCATTCTTTACAGTCTTCAGGCTACTTTTGCTAGGAGTTCTTGCTTTTTCGTTTTGGTTAAACTGATCCATCACGGCACGGCTACTTGCCGCGTCTTGAGCGCCAGCCAAATCACCAAACTCAGTGTCTTTCATGTCATTCATTGGCATAGCGGGTGATCTCGCTCCGCCAGTCAAATCCATGTCTGAAACCTTACTGGTATCTACATCAGAATCTTTCTTTCTGTTGGCTAACATGTAGCCAAGAGTTCCTAGTGCTGCTATTCCTGCTAAATCTTTTCCACGCATGGTGTTCTCCTTAACAATATTTCTTTGCTGAACCGCCAGACTTCATGCCTTTATTTCCGGGCATAGAAATCTGTGTACCTTTGGTTTTGCCTTTTGAGGCAACGCCGTTGATGCTTGGGGAGGCGGTCTTAACCTTACCCATACTGGTCATACCACCAGTAGCCATTTTCTTCATGCCGCCTTTGTTCATGCCCGTCATGCCAGCCATAGGGGTAGGCTTTTTCATGCCGTCCTTAGCTGTACTCATGCCGGGCTTCATTGTTGGCTTGCCCATTGCTGAAGGCTTTGCGTCCTTCTTTTTAGCCATCATTGCCATAAATCCGGGGTTCATCTTGCTTGCCATAGTTCCACCTTGTTTAAAAAGCGCCGCATTACCATGATTGGTTTTTGGACTGTTTGTTGTTTGAGAATCGGCTCTAGTTTTACTACCAGAACCAAACTTCATACCTTTGCTTGCTTCGCTGAAATCAGCGCCAACAGACTGAGGTACACCCACTTTCTTGGCAAACCCCTTGTTGTGGGCTACCGCGTCCATGAATTTCTTTTGTTTTTCACTTGTTACTGGCATCACCGCCCCGCTTGAATAAGCTGGTCAATCTTTGCTTCAAGGCGATTGAAGCGCTGGTCAATGTGGTCAGTAATGCGTTGAATTTCTGTTTGAGTAACGTAATCACGTGCTACCTCCTCGCGTGTAATATTTAAAAGGCGCTCAACACGTTTAATGTCCTCGCCTACATCTTTAACTTGGTTGAGTTTTTCCCTAATGAATAGGCCAAACCCACCCATCACAATGGATAGAACTGCCGACCAAATAAGGCTTGCTTCCATTAGCACATCCTTCCTTTGGTCTTGCCCTTCTGGGCTATACCGTCGGCTGAGTTTACATACCCGCCATCAGCGCAGTTCCACGCTCTAAGACTCTTGTTGATCCTAGAGTTCGGGTCGTTCGCTGTTTTTGCGGATGTCAATTTCTTTTTCATCCCACTCATACGGGCGCAGAAAGAGTCGCGCCTTGAGCCGCCCTCGGGTTGCGGCGGTTTCAAGTTGTGCCCTTCTCTCTTCGCAGAGGCTCGGCCCTTGGCGTTCAGCCCGCCGTTGGGGTT